GGCGGCGAGCATTATTGGTGGGTTGTGCGCGAGTTTGCCATTGGCGGTAAGTCGCGCCTTATCGCGCATGGCCGTGCAACCACGTTGGCGGAGTTGGAACAATTGCGAATCGAATACAAGGTAGCAAAAGGCGACGCGGTGATCGACTCCGGTTATCAGGCGCAAGAGGTTTATCGGTTTTGCATTTCGACTGGCTGGCGACCGTTCAAGGGTGATCAAGTGGATTTTTACCTTGTGCAAAAGCGCGACCCGCGTGACCCGGAAAAGTTGGTCATTGTTCGCCAGATTTATCGCCGCACTCAGGCGATGGTTTACAACTTGGAGACAAAGCGCCGCATCGGGCACATTCCTTTGTTTACATTCGCTGCCGAGGCAACCACAGACCTGCTGATGGAATTCATGACGGGGCTGATTGGGGAATGGACAACGCCCAATGATGTTGACCGGGAATATTTGAAGCAACTTACCGGCGAACGCCGCGATCAAAAGGAGGACGGCAAGGGAGTCATTCATTATTTTTGGAAGCGGGTTGGCCCGAACCATTATCTTGACGATGAACGAATGATTTTGATTGCCGCCATTGTCTCAAAAACGATTGCTCCGCCGCGCCCCATCGTTCACAAGGCTAAGGCAAGCTGACGTTTGCCCGTAAGTGATGGCAACGTCAGTGAATCACGAATTAGTTGTCCGCGCAATCGTGCGGGCGGCTATCGAGGCGAACCAAGGCAACCCAAAAGCTGCTTTGGTGCAAATCATTTCCGGGCACTACAGCACGAGCGTTTCTGACGGCAAAACTTTGGTCCACGCCGAGGAAGCAGGCGGCGCGGTGCAATTCATGGTCCCGCAAGGTTATGGGCCTCTTGAAATCATGGCGCTGGTTGAGGAAGCGATTCAGTTCATCGAAGCGCAACCCGATCAATCGAACATCTGCCTCAAGACCCGGCGTATAAAATTTTTCCGGTTTTCGTTCGGGCGTAAAAACTTTGGTCGCGGAGGCGGTGGAGTGCTAGGCGGCTATGGAGGCTACACGGAATGAGCAAAGCGGTAGAAGCATGGCGGCTCAACGCGCCTCCGGGAATTTCTCTCGCGCAAGCGCGTCAGTTGGCAGGCGTGTCAGGGACGGCTTTGCCACCGCAGCGGCAAGTCACAATCATTCATGAGCATCGTTATTCGGATGTCGCCAAGACCTTGATGAGCAATTTTGGTTCGACGCCCTGGACGAATCCGTTCACGGTTTTCGAGGCGCTGTCAAATGATGGAGATCGGACGCCGATAACCACGGCGGGACTTGGGCCAACACTCGCGGCTGGCGGGCGGTGGTTGCCTTCCCCGGTCGTAAATTTTCAACGGCTCTTGCTCGCGGCAATCAGCGAGTATCTTTACGACAACAACGGCCTCGTCTCTTACGGCGTTGACATGATTGTCAATTACTCCGTGCCCGTCATACCTAAAGCGTTCACGGATGATGCCGCGTGGAATGAGTTGGCGGATGCTTATTTCAAGGAATGGATGGCGACGGCGGATTTTTCTGGCCGGTTCCATTACAGCATCATTCAGGAGATTGCCTGCAAGTCCATTGACAAGGCCGGGGACTTTGGGCTTATCGCAACATCCGAAAACGGGTTTCCACAACTGCAATGCGTTGAAAGCTGGCAGATCGGCGCGTTGAAGGTTCCGACAATTCCGAACATCCGAATCATTGATGGCGTGTTGCTGGACGCGAAGGGCGTTGTCAGCGGTTACGCCATGCAGACGATGGACGGCGTTGAGATCGTGCCTGCCAACACGATGAAGCTGCTTTACGACCCCGACCGCTATTATGCGTTTCGTGGGATGACGCCTTTGCGCAGGGGTTCGAATGATATTCGCGATCAATCCGACTTGAAAGGTTTCGAGAAAAAAGCCGCCAAGATTCACGCGGCTCTTGCGGCATGGTTGGATGGCGGGCCGCTGGTCGAGGATGATTGGGGAGGTTTTCGCGAGGAGCATGAACCGCCAGTTCAAGACCAGTCGCGGCATGGGTGGGGAGGCGGAGATGGAGACGGCGACAATCCAGACAGCGGCAATGGACAAGCGCCCGTTGTGAAACATGAACGAGCAAAGTTCAACATCGCCGATTTGCTTGGCGGTGACATCCCGGTGTTGAACGGTCAAAAGTTGCAGCTTTTGGACAACAAACGACCCGGGCATGGAACGATTGAATTTTTGACGGAGCTTGCCGGTTACTTCATCGCGGGACTTGGTTTGCCGCCCGCGTTTTTCAGCGATACGAAGTTGACCGGGCCGAACATTCGCGCCGTGCTTGGAAAGGCACAGCGGAAATTTAACCGACGCTCTGATCAATTCGAGAGCTTGAATCACTGGATTTGGCCGCGTGTGATCGCGGATGGAATCGCCAAAAAGAAACTCGCGCCGAATCCGCAGTTCGCGAAGATAACCCATCAGCGACCGGCCAGGCTTACGATTGATTTGGGCGATCAAGCCGCCAACGAACGCGCCGATGTTCAATCCGGCCAGATGACGCGACAGGAGCGTTATGGGAACCGCGCAAAGGACTGGCAGCATGAGACAGACCAGTTTGACCGGGAACTGGATTACATTTTCGACAAGGCGGCAAGAAAGGCGGCGCAATATAAAATTCCGATTGAAACGGTTTTGGCCGCGTATGGCATTGAACCGCAGCAAGGGAAAAACCAGCAACAATCCCCGGCGCAACAGGGAACGCCTGTGCCGGACGGAACAAAATAATTTGTTATGCTCATCACACTCTTAAATAGGTTTATGGATGATACGGCTTTCCTGCTTGGAAGCCGCGCCTCGCTCATGGTGAGCATGCTGTTTGACACGCAGATGGCGGAGCATCCAGCGGTCAAAGCGTTGCGGGAAAAATTGAAACCGCAAATGACCGTCAATGATGGCATCGCGCAGATTCCGATTGAAGGCGCGTTAGCTTACCGGCCCGATGCGGCGGAGATGCTGTATTACGATGTCGAAGATTCTCGCAACGTGTTGGACATGATTCACACCGCTGCGAACGACAAAGACATCAAAGGGATGCAGTTGAACATTGATTCGCCGGGAGGATTCACGATAGGCGGCTTCGAGATCGCGGACGAGGTTGCGGCGGCGCGGGGAAAAAAGCCAGTGGTTGCCCACATCGGCGGCATGGGCGCGAGCCTTGCCTTCCTTATCGCGTCACAGGCGAACGAAGTGGTTGCGAATCGCGCTTCACTGGTCGGCAGCATCGGCGCTTACAACGTCCACATCGACCGCTCGCGCATGATTGAGAACGCGGGCATCAAAGTGCAGGTGTTCAAAAACAAGGAAGCGAAATACAAGGCGGCTGGTCTTTACGGCATGGCGTTGAATGACGAGCAACAGCAGTTCCTTACCGCTCAATCGCAGCAACATTTTGATGACTTCAAATCCATGGTGAAATCGGCGCGGCCAAACGTGCCGGATGAAGCGATGCAGGGACAAGTTTTCACCGGCAAAGCTGCGAAAGCTGTCGGCCTCGTGGACATGGTCGGAAGTGCCAGCTATGCGACCGGCATCCTGAAAGCGAAGCTTCGATAAGGCCATCGCGGGACTGACGTTCCCGCTTGGTTGATGAAAAAACTATTTCTTTCTCTCGCGCTCGCGCTTGCGGCGCTTACCTCAAAGGCTTCTACCGTTGTCGGCTATCTGATGGACCCGACGCTTTCCAACGTGACAACCACAGTCACGTTTAAGAACTCGCAGCCGGCCATTCATAACACGACGAACATTGTCTATACGCAGATGAAAACGGTTACGGCAACCAATGGCATTTTGCCGCCGACCGTTCTTGGCCCCGGCAACTACACGATGCAGATCGGGCCGCGCAATGACGTGCTGACTTTCAGTCTCCAAGACGACACGAACACCTATCAGATTGCGACACTGATTGCTGCGGGGACGCTTTTCACTTATCCGTATTCGCCCGTTTACGTTCAACAAGTTCCCGGTGGTCAGTCGTTGTTCGTATCCACCAACGGGAACGATGCGACGGGATTAAGAGGGGACGCCAGCAAGCCGTTCGCCACTCCGAAAGCTGCTGTCAACGCGGCGCAAGCAGGCGACACGGTGATCATATTCCCCGGCACATACACCAACCAAAATAATTTGGGCAAGAATTTGGTGAACCTTTACACGTATCCGGGAGCCATCATTTCCTACATCGAACTTGGCACGAATGGTGTGGGCGGAAACACAAACATCTTTGGACGCGGATTCATTGACGACCGCGCCGGACCGTTGAATGTCACGGTGTCTGGACATGGGACGTGGATTTACTCGCTCGGAACCAACTCGGCCAATTGGGACACGAACGCGGACGATTATTTCGATTATACAAACTCAATCGGCGCGGTTCACTTGGAAAATTTCGCGAGCGTCCTGAATTGGGAATCGGATGATTGCTACATTGGGAATATCTCAGCAGAAAACACTCTGCCATTCTTTTTCATCTATCGAAGCAAATACAGCAACATAAAAATCAGAGATGGCTACGACCTTTACAACACCAACACGATCACGATTAACACGCCCGACGAAGGGGCTGTTCCGTTTACAGGCCATGCGCAATTTTGGTTGTGGGAAAGCGGGGAGTCGCATTTCAAGTTCACCCATATCCACCCGATGTATGGGGCGAATCCGTTTTGGTGGGACGAGTTGCCGATAACCCATACCAATTACGAGGGTGAGGCTTGGATAGATGGGGACATCAGCGAGGAGTATGCCTATATCAACGGTTCTTCACACACATGGCGCACATGGTGGAATTTGCGAGAAATGATACCGGGACTCTCCCATGGAGAGACTGCTTTCACGATAGTCGGCCCCGGCCTGCATTACATCAACGCCGACAAGATTCAAATGTCCGGCAAAGGCCAATATGCGATAGGCATGCAAGGAGCCACGAACACCGGCGATCTCCAGGTTTGGGTAAACGCTCAAGCGATGAAGTCGGATGTAGGATGGTTTGACATCGGTTGTGGCTCGCTCTACGCCAACATCCTTGACTACGAAGATACTGGCGCGAACGGCGGGACGATTGACGGCGGTATAAAAGTTGATCTGCCTACAAGCGTGAGCAGCAACGCTGTGGTCAAAATAAACGGGGGAATCTTAACCTGCAATAACGGCAGGCCCTTCGCGCTCTACAGCGGCTCAAACACGTTCACCGGGATGGAGATTCGCAGCACGAATAATTCATGCGTGTATATCACCAATGGTTACAGCGTGTTCAACGGTTGCTTGATGATTTCAAAAGTTGGCAGCAACTCTGTCAACTCTGGCGCGATTGCTGCAAATGTCGGGTTGGTTGGAGGGATGCAAAACACAACCAAGTCAGCAAACGTTACAGTCCAGCCGGGAGCCGCAGTTGTTGATTCAAATCTGAAATAACTGACGTTCGCGCTTTTGTGAAGAAGCGAAAATAAATCGAAAACCAAACTCGAAATTTTATGGCTGACAAAAAAGACGAAAAGGATGTTGTAACGCAGCTTGCGGAAGCGCAGACCACGATCACCAGCTTGACCACTGAGCGCGACACGGCTCGCACACAGTTGGGAACTGTGACCAGCGAGCGCGACACCGCCCGGACTCAACTCGCCACTGTCACCACGGAACGCGATTCGGCCCGCACGGAACTTGCGACGCGCACAACCGAGCGCGACGCAGCCCGCGCTGATGTCGCCCGGATTACCGCCGAGCGAGATCGTTACATCGGCGAGAACGCCACACTGAAAGCGGGTCAGCAGGATTTTGACGGTCGGGTCCGCGCCGAGTTGTTGAAGCACGGCGTCCGCGAGACTGCGATCACGTTGCCGCAAGGCGACAAGAACCCGGACGGCAGCAAGATGACGCTGACCGAAAAGGTGCTCTCGCAAAAGAAAGCGATGAACGGCGGAGCCGGGAAGTAATCAACCGTAAACCGATTTGAGCGAAATCAAAACACGCAACCAATAAACAACTATGGTTCTTATCTCTGACTTGTGGGTGCCGGATACGTGGATTCAAGCAATCCGCGAGCGTCAAGCGACGTTCCCGGTATTGTTCCAATCCAAAGTGGTGACTCGCGCTCCGCTGTTCGATGAAATTGCGACCGGGCCGGGAACGACTGTCAACATGCCGTTCTTCAAGGACATCACCGATCAGGATGATGAAATCCAAGTTGAAAACCAAGCGCCTGTCACCGACAACGGCCAGCCTGCCGGTGTGATGGTTGCGACGCCGCTCAATCGCGTTTGCAAAAATTCGTCCGGCGCTTTGGCTGCGCAACTTTCCGGCGCTGACCCGATGGCGGCGATCATTGACCAGATGCTCATGCGCCGCATGAAGCAGAACCAGAAAGTATTTCTGGCGATGTTGCGCGGGCAATTGGGCACGGCTGGCGCGGCGAATGCGGCGGCTGCTCTGGCTGCGATGCGCGTCGGCGGCACGGCGGCTGAACCGTTCATCGAAAACGGCGCGGCGGCAACCGATGACAACCTGATGAGCCCGGATTTGTTCATTGACGCGAAGGCGCTCATGGGCGAATTGGCGAATGACCTGGCTGATGGTGTTTTCTGGTGTCATACCGATGTTCGCGCCCGGTTGGAAAAACTTGATGCGCTGAACTTCCGCACGTTGCAGTTGCCGTCCGAACTGCCTTTCAACATCGAGACGTATCGCAACGTTCCGATTGTCTGCTCGGATTTCCTTGTCCGCGCTGGCACAGGCGGCGGATACGTTTACGACTCCTACCTGATTTCTGGCGGCGTTGTCGCTTATGGCGAGAAGCCGCAGAAGGCGGACACGGCGGACGTTGCGTCGCTCTCGTATTTCTACGACCGCGACAAGAACAACGAACTCATTTGGGACCGCAACCGGAAAATCCTTCACACTAACGGCATGAAGTGGGTCGGCGCTCCGGCTGGACAGTCTGCAACGAACGCCGAACTGCAAACGCCTGCCAACTGGAATCTGGTTTGGCAGACGGCAAATCGTTGCGGTATCACCGCCGTTCGCACCAACGGTTAATCGCGGTTCATCGCTGAAACACACTGACTCGTTATGGCGAAAAATAATAAACCGGGGCCGCAGCTTGGCGCGGACATGGACAGCGAGGACGATGCTCCGCAGTCCGCCGCGCCAGCAACGCCGCCCCCTGCGGATGCGACGAATGACAAGGCGGCGGCGAGCACGGCTCCGCCAGCGCAACCGCCGGTGACGCCGCCTGCAACCACGCCTTCCACGCAACCGGAGCCGCCTGAGCAGCCGCAGCCGCAGGTTCAGCAGACGGAAGAACCGGAGTTGCCGGACGGTTTGGTCGAGTCGTTTGCGTTGCTCGCGGAAGTTGAGCATACGCCCGCCAAGCAT